TAAACGCCCTTTTCTGAGCGTTTGCCGAAAGCAGCGCCATCACGAGTGCTGCCGAAAACATCAATCTCTTGTTCATATAACCTATAAATATTTATATTTACGATGCAAAAATAGCAATTATTTTTGGATTTCCTGCAACCTTTTCACTACTTTTATCGTCTAAGCTATAAATAACATTGATAATAACATAAAAAAGAAAGGAAAAGATTATGATTTTAAGTACAACTTAACGGCTTTTCCCAGTGTTTAAAGGGGTTCTTTGGCACTCGGATAGCTTGAAAACGCTGCAATCCTGCACCACGTTGCACTATTGCGGCTCTTAACGCTGAAAATAAACTGAATAAATACTGCACGGAAATATGGCAACACTGAGATTATATTTAGATACCAGGGTAAAAAGGCAGGATGGTACGTTCTCCATCCGGCTTGCTATTAATCACCATGGCGGCACTGCCTTCATATCCCTCAATCAATACTGCAAGAAAGATGAATGGGATAAAAGGTCTTGCAAGGTACGCAAGCGTCCCGATCGTGATGCTATAAACGACTTTCTTCTTGACCGTCTGAATTTTTATAATAGAATGATGATGAAGGCGCAATGCCGGGAAACTTACCGTGGAGACATTACGGCTAGGGAACTCCGGGACTTAATCATCCTTGAAGCTGAGCCTGCAAGGGAAAAGGTCGCCCTGCTTCGTGATGGCTTCATTGCCTACGAGAAACGAAATCTAAAAAAGAACACGGTAAACAGATATAAGTACACTTGGGCAAAGATTGAAGCTTTCCTTGGGAAGGAAAAAGCGGCTCTGCTTACATACGATGAGATTAATCGGTCTTGGCTTGAAGACTTCGATGCTTTTATGGCAAAGGAAGGTTTATCGAGGAATACCAGAACCAGCAGGATGCTCTGTGTCGCTGCTGTCTTCAACTTGGCGATAGATAATGAGCAAACGAAAAATTACCCTTTCCGCAGGTACAGTCTCCGAATTGAGACAACAAAAAAGAGGGACTTATCTGTTGAGGAAATCCGCTCTGTCTTCGAAGCTGGTGGTGATGAGCTGGTCGACATGTTCTTGCTGATGTTCCTGCTGATTGGTATCAATGTGAGTGACTTGTTCGCCTTGACAAAGGAGAATATCGTCCGTGGTAGACTGGAATACGACCGAGCGAAGACTGGTAGGCATTACTCTATCCTTCTTCATCCCGAAGCTCTCCGAATCATTGAGAAGTACAAAGGGGAAAAGAAGCTGCTTCGTTTCTCGGAGCATTTCAGGAACGTTGATGTCGCAACGGTTATGATAAACAAGAAACTCGCAAAGGTTCGCCCAGGGCTTACTACGTACTACGCTCGCCATACGTGGGCTTCTATTGCCTTCAACATTGGTATACAAAAGGACGTGGTGTCGCTTGCGCTGGGTCACTCGTTCGGTGTCCGGGTAACTGACACATACATCAATGCAGACCTATCGAGAGTAGATGATGCCAACCGCAGGGTTATTGATTACGTGCTGTACGACAAAAAATAGCCTTATTTCTTGCGAATTTGCCGCAGAAACGGCTCAAATTGTTTTCGGGGATAATTTTACATGCTTACCACGTAAGCGGCTCAGAACGCAAATTTCGGGGTAAATCGGGAAAAGAGCATAAAAATACCCCAGCGGTGAAAAGTCGAGCCGCTGGGGTAATAAGTGGAGACCACTTTAAACATTCAGTGATGCAAAGGTACGCTTTTCCTTTGAAACCACCAAATTATTTGCCAAAAAATTTCTTTCTCAACAAATCATTGATAAATCGTGACTTGTTGGGCAATGCGTTGAGGAAAGGCAGCAGGTCGTTGTCTATCTGTATGCCAACTAGCTTGACCGTTGCGCCTGCACCCTTCTTCGTTCTCTTGATGTTTCTTTTATTATTCTCCATATCCGTGATTCTTTACTGGTTCTCCATTTACTCGCAAAAGGTTGCGCTGCTCGATCCTGCACTTCTTCGAGTACTTGCGTGGAGTGCCATCCTTCTTGCAGGTCTTGCCTTTATATACCAGGCAAGGCAAGGAGTTGTATTCGTAGTCTCTATGTGAAATAATCCAATCTTCAACCCTTATCGTATCGCAGTTGTCGCTGATATAATCGCCAACCTTAACTGGGCTGTGCTCCGTGGCAAATTCCTTTGCCAGCATTCTTCTTTCATTCTCTGCCTTCACCTTGATTCTGTGCAGGGCTTCTCTGTACTCTTGTTCTGTCATTGTCTTCTGTCTTTTTTAAATTGTCTATCTAACTTCGTTTTCATTCGGTTCATCTTGTGCTCAATCCTGCCAATCTGCTTATAAGATAACCACTCCGGCTTGATATTCAACTCCAGCCAGTACTGGCGCATTTCCTTGCAATGCCGGGCGATGCTCGGGAAATAGAGGTGTCGCATGTATGGGTTGCGAAGGAAGTACTCGCAATCGGACAGTAAACGACCAAGCATCATGTATTTATGCTTTTGCCCTTCTCCAAGACTGACAAGCCTTCCGTTGTCCCCGATCCACAGCATTGCGCCCTCTCCCTTCCATTCGAAATCGAAAGCCTTGCTTACCGGATAATAATAGCCATCGAGCACCGTGCCTTCCTTAAGGTCTCGCCCAATCTCTCGCAGGCAGGTTCTTCCCCAGCTGGTCGTTACCTCGACCACTGCTTGTGCTGGTATCTTGTCGTATTCCTTCATATCTTGATATATTGTGCAGGGCTTGCGCCCTGCTGATTAATACTTTTCAATCCAATACTCTGTTGTACAATTCACTCCTAAGCATGCAAATTCAGACTTAAAATAACCTTGACGCACCCAGTGTGGATAAAAATTATCGTTTTTTTTATATTCCCTAAACAAGCCGTTCAAGAATTGCTCTGCCTTGTCCTTGCGTGTAAAGTTTGCCAACTCCTCGATTTCCTCGCCTTCAACCTGTTTCTTGATGTAATATTTTGCTCTTGCCATGGTCTTAATCTCCTACAATTACTTAGCGTACAATGTTACAACCAGTCCTCTTCTGAGTGCGCAGCGGCAAGCGTCCAGACCAGCCTTCAATGCTCGCTTGATGAACTTGTTGAAAAGTTCTGCACCGATGAGCTTCAAGATTCCGCTTACTCCTACGAGTGTGTTTATCTTCTTGCCATCCTCTGTGCGTCCGAAGACCTTAATACGGAAGTTTGAGTTGATAAACTTTGTAGTGAACTCTAAAATGTTTGAATTTGACTTTTTTATTTTCTTCTCGCTTAACCGTGTTGCGTAGGGCTTAATGTTACTGAATGTTTATCGTGCTTATCTCCTAAACACGATGCAAAGATATTAATATTTTTCGGCTCCACCAAAACTTTTCCCGAAAGATATTAATATTTTAACTTTTATTGGCTGTTTATGTCGTAAGCACGGCTATTTTCAGTCGTGTTCGGTCGTTTTCAGTACGTTTTCGGAAGTTTTCGGTACGCTTTCCACGCTCTATATAATAATAACCTGCACGCATTAACTAGAATGAATATAATCTAACTCTCATATCCCCTACCCCTTTTCTCTCAATGAAAAGTGTTCTCGGCACAAAAATAGGGCAGAAAAACGCTCTCCTGCGCTTCCTGCCCTTTTAAAGATTGATATTATATTGAACCCTATTGAACTCTCTTTTTGATGCGCTCCTTTATCCAGTTAACGGCAATGAGTGCCAGGAATAGCAATACGCAATCGCCAATGAATAATCTTATATTATGCAATGTGCTCGCTGGCTTCTCTACCTCCTTGGTCTTGTATCGGTTAACGTAATACTTGACCTTTACGGTGTCGGTTACGAAAACATAGGTATCGCCTACGATGGTGTCTGTCTTGGTCGTTGTCTTCCATCTGGTGGTCGTAAGGTTGTGCCACCGCTCCTTGATTACGGTGTCGCCCTTGATGTACACCAGCACGCTGTCACGCTTGAATATGCTGTCGTACTGCCGGGTGTCCTGCCAGTGGATCTGTCGCTGACTCACGCTGTCATGTCTTGCGCTGGCGTGTGCACTATCGCGATAAATCGTGTTATTTGCGGCTGATTTAGCGCAGGAACAGCCCAAAATCAAAAGTGGGGTAATTATAAGGACAGCGAAAAATAACGCCACAGAACGCAAATTTCGCCCTTTTCTTGATTTTTCCATACTTTATAAACGTTAGATTGATATGTTTATTACGCAAGCACCTTAATATTCAAGGCTTCCTTGGCTCGCTTCAAATACTTTTCGCAGGCTGCCAGTCTATTGTACCCTCCGTTTATCTTCTTGCGGATAGCCTTCAAGTTGTCTTGGTCTGCCAACTCGTTGCAGCCGAAAGTGTCGAATACCCACATCGAGGATTTCGTTGCTCCCAGAGAACGCTCCAGGAGTTCGGGACTGCCCACAACATCGAAGCCGCAATAATGGGCATACTTCTGATAGTTCGCTCTGCCGGTAATCTGTATCAATCCACGACCCTTATACTTCACGCCATCGCCCTGCTGGGTGTTTCCGAGGTCTTTCCTGCCCTCGTAGGCTCTGCCGCTTGCCAGTTCCTTGGTGTATCTCAACTCTCCGCTTTCGTGGGCAATCTGAGCCAAGTAGTGCGCCATTCGCAAAGGGGTATTGATACGGAAATGCTCTGCCCATCCGTTAATGATTGGCAGATAGGTGTCTGCCCTGCTGCCTGCATTCGGCATTACCTTTATAAGTTGCGCTCTAGTTATCCTCATTATCTCCTCCTTTCTTCCGCTCTTCCTTCATTATCTCGACAACCGCCTTCGCAATTTCGTCCTTGTTCTCGAGGATCACCTGCATCGTGCGGTCTTGCTTGCGTATCTCTGCCTTCTCGTATGCCTTCTCCCGGATGCTCTTAAACTCGCACATAAGCAGATACACCGTCCATGCGATAGCGAACATAGGGAAGGGAGAGATAATACACGTAGCCACGTCCATAAGCGAAGCAATACCGAATGTCGGAAAATACTTCTTCGCCTTGTCGCACGTCTTCTTCAACCCGGTTGACGTTCTTGCAACATGCAGTTCCTTCGCCTTCTGTATGCCTGCTATCAGGTCAATTGTCATCGCTATCAGAATTGTAGCGAAACAGATAAAAATTACTAGGGCGCACAAATAAAGGTGGTGCACCTGAAAATCGTGAAATACTTCGCTCATATCAATTTATTTTTTTTGGTTATTCCAATTTCTCCCAGTCGATGGTAACGCCCTTCCCGATGATGTCTGCTGTCCACCTGCAGAATGCCATACCCTCGTATCCGTCCGGATCACTGGCTACGGCAATAGCATACTGTACGCAGTCGCTCTCGGTCTTGATTACCTTCGGGTAGAAGTCCGCATAAGCCATATTCGCCAAATAGAGAATATCCCCGATGGTTGCACCCTTGGAGATTATCTCGTTGTTTGTCGCCAGCCGGATTTCGTCTACCGTCCATCGGTGGCTCGTTCCGTCTACGTTCTTCATCTGCTCGCTTGCCTTGATTGCTAGCTGCTTCGTGAAGTGGTAGCCGTGCTTGGCAACGTATGCCACATATCCACTGGCTCCCATGAGTGCCTTTGCTGCCTTCTCGTATGGTAAACCGTGGATGATGTCGCTCTCTTGGTGCTGGTGTCGCTCTTCCTCGCTATTGCAAGAATGGCGCAAAACGATTATTTTCTTCATTGTGCGCCCTCCTATCCTAGTTTGTCGAGTAACTGTTTAACCATGCCACGAATGCCGCTTATATCGCCCTCAAGTGCCTTGAAACGCTTTTCGGTTTCCTGCTTTTCCTTGATTGCTGGGTTCAAAGCTGCAAGAAGTTCTTCGCCCTTGGCTTTCCTCTCCTTGCTTGGCTCGTATGCCTTGATTATCTCATCGGCTTCATTTACCAATTTCCCAACTTCGGGCAAAAGGTCTGCCTTGTCAGTTGCCAGTACGATTTCGCCTGCAAAGGTAACTCCGAGGTGTTCGGGTATGGTGTAGATGGTCTGCTTTCCCTCCACCTCGATTGTTACGTCTCGCATTGGCTGTCCGCTGCTGGAAATGGTTGCGATGCCAGTGTTGATGTGAGGCTGGTTGTCTACGACCTTGCCTTCCTTAACTTCCACCGTCTGCTTGTCTAGCAGATAGACCGGGTGATTTCTCTGTATATTCTTAAATTCCATGATGCGCTCTTTTTAAATAATTCGATAAATAGACAAAAAGGGGTCTCACTGATAACACAGCGAGTTGCCCCTTGATAGATTTTGTTTAGACCTACTACGCTCCAGTTGTGGTTGTGGTGGTCTTCAGCTGCTGGATAATGAAACCAGTCTGCTCTCTGCGCTTGCTGTCCTCCAGCTGGATGCGAAGGTCTTGCTCCCAGTGGTTGTTCAGAACATCAACGATGCGCTGAGTATTCTCCTTGCCCGAGGTCTTCAAGTCGCAAACGACCGTCTGGATGAGGTTGCCGAGGTTACTGATACCTCGCTCCAGCCCAGTATTGGTGTAGCAGAACCCCTGCTGCATTGCGTTGATGATGTCCTTCTGCCCCAGCTGGTTCTCGTAGCCCATACGGTTGATGTTCTGCTGGGTCTGGCAGCAGCAGTCCTTCAACTGCTGGATGATGTTGAGGTTTCCGAGGTTCGCTGCGTTGATTACTCGCTCTGCGCTGAAACCAACCTTGCCGCCTACATCTTGGATTGCTGCCTGAATGCCGCAAACAGAAGACTGCAAAGCGTTGAAGTCGCAATTCAAATTAGCCGCCAAGGTCTTCAAGTCCTGGTTGTTGCCCTGGATTGCTCCCATCAACAAGTCGCTGTTGTGGTTGTCGCTCATCTGAGTGCGAAGGCTGTCAATCTGAGACTGGATTTCGGAACGCTGAACGTTGCCGTTCTGTCCGTTCCAGCCATCACCGTACATGAAGCGGAACATTCCCAGCATCATCATGTAGGCGAATGGGTTGTTCCAACCTCCACCCATACCACCGTTCATTGCTGCCAGCATAGTCGCTGGATCATTGTCTCTACCTCTAGCGAGCAAGGCTGCCGCTAGGTTGTCATTGCCACCGTCCCCAGTGCAATAAACTTTCTCGATTGTGTCTGCCATAAATTTTGAGTTAATTACGTTACGGAAACCAAATATTGGAATCCGCTGCAAAGTTACTCTGATTTTTGGCTCGCTCCAAAAAGTTAGTGCAGGGGTATTTATCGAATTATTGTCAAAGAACGCTTTTGGTTATTTTCTTTTTGTTTCTTAAATGCAAATCGGCTCTACGTCCTTGTTTAGAAGGGTCGCTTGTGCCGTGGCAAGTCGATAAACTCGAGACGTACTGATATAGGTGTAAGCCATCTTGCTCAGATGTCTCACTGCTGAAACGGTGCGGTTTAATACGGTCGCAATGGTCGTTATGCTGAATCCTGCGTGTATCATCTGCTCAACGACCATACATCTTGCCATTACGAGATTTTCAGCTCTAGACTTGCCGAGAACGTCTTCTCTCGTAATACTCAACTCTCCGTTCTGAAGTTCAATAGCGCAACACTTGATTACGTTGTCTATAACTCGCCATAGTTCTTTCTCCTTGTCATTCATAATAAAATGTTTTAATCGTTGCCCAACATAGAATCAATCATTCCGTCAATGGCTTCATCGGTAATACCCTTCTTAATAGTAGGATCTGCGCCCATTGACTTCATCATCATAGCTACCCAGGGGTTGTCACTCTCCAGCGTGGATTGTATCTGCTCCTTGTATGCTTCGTGAAGCTCACCCGATTCCTTGTATTCCAAAAGAACCGTGCGCAACGCTTTTGTCACGTAGTTATCCATCAGCAATGGATTGTCCCTTGCCGATGAAAGTTTGGTAAGAAGCACTGCAAGTGCTTCATGTAATTGCTTCTTATTCTTCTTCATATATCTATTTTTTAAGTTTCTAAACTCAGAGACTTATAGTTCATTCATCTCTGTTCTCTTTTTGTTCATCTTCCTTTGGCTCGTCAACCTCTCGGAAGTCCTCGGGCGTGTCAAGGTGGGGAACGTCCAACTTCTCCCCACCAATGAAATACGAATACCCTAGATAAATCTCTTTTCCATAGTTCGTGCCATCTGCGATTCGCTCGAACATCTTGCCATCATCAGCGATGATGTGCTTGTCGTTGTCTTTGTCTATCTTCATACCCTAATCGTTTATATTGTTACTCCATACTTCTGTCTCTCTTCTTCTGTCAACTCGCTCCAACCGACAATCTTGTCTGCAAAAGCACTCCAGTTCGTTGCCGTCTTGTAGGTCTCTATCGCTGAATCTGGGACATAAATCTTCAACACGTCAGAAGGAATGCTATCTGAATCTATTTGTGCTGGTGTCTCTGTTCTTCCTATGATTTTTTCTATCGGGCAACCATAGTAAACATAGCCATGATATGCTGTTGGGTTCTTTAAGCTGACCGGAAGTAAACCAACAGTCAATTTAGTTTCTTGGAATGTTCCACAAAAAACATCTATAGGATTTTTGTCGAAGATGTCAAATGGAACTTCTTTTAACGATGCACATCTAGCGAAAATTCCATAATTTGTACTGTACGAACCTGATTCATCAATTTTATACAGTTTTTCCATCTTGTCGAATAATCCACGTGGAACGCTCTCTATGCCACTTTCTGTAAAAGCAGAGGTGGCTACTGTTACATTTTTTAAATTATCAAACAATCCAGCAGGAATAGACTTGAGACCGCATCTTCCAAAAAGACCATTTCCGCTATATCTACTGATTTCACCAACATCCCCATTTAAAATAAAAACGGATTTTGGTATTTCCTTTAGCTTATAACACCAATAAAAGAAGCCTGATATACTTGAGCTATTGAAACATACGTCTTCACTTACATACTCCAATTTTTCTTGTCTTTCTAAAGTAGATGGACCTATACGTGTATTTCCAACTGTCCAAAAGGCTACTATGTTTCCTCTTCCAAATGTTACCTGTGCATTTTTTTCTTCGACTGAATCCAAAGATACATTATGAAAAGCATTACCATCCGTATAAGTATGTGAGCCTTCATTGCTTGTACTTCCATCTCCCCAATCTATATTGACAGAAGAACCCGAATAAAGGCTAATAGACACAGAGTTACCAGCCAACAAAACTTGCATCTTTCCGTTAGGTTCTGGCTTCAACGTCATTATGTCAAATTCAATATTGTACGACTTTGATATTGTTGTGTCCGAAATAGCCTTAATGGTTCCTCTATCTTCGCCTCCGCTATATCGGATAACGTAATCGTAGCGTTCTCCTTCTGCCAATGGCACTTTTGCCGTTCCCGAAGAAAGGTCGTATGTCAAACCATTGATTTCCACGGTCGCTCCTTTTATTGCTCCGTACTGGCTTACCACGTTGAAGGTGGCGAATATTGTTTTCAGTACGGTTCTTGCTGTGATTGTCAAATGAGGGAAAATACTCTTCATTCTCTCGATGTCTTCCTCATTAGCTTTAAGCACAGTATATTTTCCGCTCAAATATGCGATTGAGGTGTACTCCCCATTGTCTCCGACACCCTTGATGTTCGACAGCTTGCTGAGTATCGCGAAATTGGCTTTCAGTGCATCGATGTTGGTGAATCTTACGTATACGAGTGCGTTGTCTGAGGAAAGGATTTTCTCGGCAATGTCTAGTGGCTCGATATTCGGGCAATTCTCTATAACAAGCGTGGTTACGTTCGCCCACGAATCTACTGATAGACCAGTACTAAGCTTTGGCTGGTTCTTTAAAGTCAAGTTGGTAATGGTGGCTGGGAGTTCCAAAATTCTAAGCACTCCACCCTCAGCAAGATTCACGGCTGTAGCCTTCGTTCCCTTTGCATACACTTCTTCTATGTTCTCGCAACCGCTCACGTCAATGCTTGTTGTATAGTTGGGACAGTTCTGAATGTCCAGCTTGCGTAACTTCGCATTGTTGCCCAGTGAGAGAACGTTGAAGTTTTGATTTTGATAGCCTGCCTTGGAAGAACCGATAATCAACTCCGTGATATTCGTTGCCTTCGATACATCAACCGTTCCAACGTATAGAGCCGACAAGTCGCCAACAGTCTTAATCATAGAAGCATTGTAGATAATGGTCTCGGTGTCGTTGAACTTGATGCCAGCAGGTGCAGTGATAGTCTTCACTTCTCCCTCTCGCATTCTCTCACTTTTGGTCACACTACCCCATCGAATAGTTCCATACATTGCCGAGAACGCACCTATGGTGATGTCTGCCTTTGGCTCGACACCTACCCACACACTCGGTGTGTAAGTTCGGAAAGTAATATAGTCAGACAACGAAGAGCCTGCCTGGAACTTAGAATCCATGTACTTGAATCGGTTGTAGAGCCACCATCTTCTGTGTGCATCTCGGCTACCTTGGAGGGCATAGAGAAACGCACCAGTCTTCACGGTCTGCGCAGTTCCGGTGGAATAGTCCGTATATCCGTCAATCAAAGGCGACTCGTACTTGAAATAGCCGTCTTCGTTGTAAACTGCCTCACACCACTTGTCGCTCTGTCTTGTGTTGCAATACTCGATAACCTTGTCGTAGCTTAGAATGCCCTTCTGACGCAAGTCTTGGTACATCTTCGTGATGTCGGAAGAAAAAGCCTGCTCCACAAGCTCCCAAAGCAAGGAGTTTGCACCGTTCCATACATTCAAATTACCGATAACGTCATGTATTTCTATATCGTAGCTAAACTGTATTGCACCCTCGTTATTGAGGGCGAAGACCGTATCATTATCATAGAATAGAAAAATCCACTTTCCACCAACATAAAATGTTAAGAACTGGTTCTTCGCCCTTTGGTCAACCATTCCGAAAACCAAAGTGATGATGTAGTAGAAAATTATCGTCTTCTTGTCGAAATGCTCAGCGAACTCTGCCTTGAACTTCTCTATATCGTCCTTGCATGAAACCACCCAGGTGAACACTTCCCTCATGTGGGAAATATCCTCGTTTCCATCTGGATAACGACTCTCAAAATCGTTCTTCCAACCATCATCTGAAAAGTCTGCTGAACGGAAATTCGAGCGGTCGCTGGTGTTGTTTAGAAACTCCCACGATTCATCCCCCTCTGCAAAGCCGAATGTGTTCTCTGCACTCTTGTCGGTGTTGAAATTGTACTTGCCAATGAACATAGGTGTCTCCTCTGCATTGCTTCTGTGGAAAATCAAACATGGCTCTCCATATACGGTAGTACGAATGAGTGAGTTCTTTTTCTGTGGCTCTGTCTGTATGTTAGCCTCCTTGAGCATCCACCCGATATAGTTAGCTAAACCGGTATTGTGTGTACCACTGCTCTCGGCAAAGTCAGCCTTCCAACAGAAATTTGCTGCTGGTAACACTGCCTCCTCGTTTAGCGTGAACATGTCTTGATGCTTTCCGCTCTCCGTCATATTGAAACCACTCTTAAACTGCCCCTTATAGTTCTTTCGTGGGTAGTACTGAGAAGATGTACCCTGCACGTTCAAAACAACATCATCGGCAGTAAAACTCTTCTCTGGATGATTCTTGTCAACGTACTCAATGCTCACGGTTTTCTTGTCTCCCTTAAACTGCGATAACTCGCCAGTAATGATAAGGCAAGGTATCTGCTCCAGCATCTTAGAATAACTCAAATTGCCGTATGCATCATAAACTTGATTGCGGTTGAAAATAGTCAGTTTCTTGTCTATATCGTCCATATCTGCAATATAGTTATCCAGTAGCTGCTGTGCGTTGAGGTTGTTAGAGTAGCTCCTGATGTTGTATATGTCTATTGTGGCTGTCGATGATACTACGGTTATGTCCACTGGCGATGGCTGAACGAATCCGTCATTGGCTGGGTATTGCAGTGACTGCGACTTGATACCGTTGATATAAATCTGCATCAATCGGTTGTTGGCTCGCTTTTCAACCACGAAGGACACACGTACTCGCTCATCCTCCTTGTACTTTGTCTCCAGTGTGGACTGCTCCGAAGTTAGGGATATTGTGTTCGGGGTCAGTCGCAAACCAATGCCGCCCTGCTGACAAGAGAGAACGACACCTTCATAGTCTATCACTTGGCGAACAGCAAACTCAATCTCTATGGTCTTGCCAGTCTGTCTGATGTCATTGGAGAATAATTTCAAAGGAATAGTCATTGCCGCTCCACCGCTCAATCGCATGGCTGTGTTGCCGTCCTTATCGACTATCCATCCGTTGGTTATGTAGTTCATCTCAGAGAACGAAGCTGCAATTCCATTGTTCTCCCATGTTTCCCTGTCTGTGTCCTGATTACTCCTTCCCTGTGATGTCAAGAACAACTCAAGGTTCTGAGTTTCTGCCTCTGATGTGATAGAAGACTTGTCTACAGTCAATGAGAATGTCTTGCTTACACTTCTGCAAGTTATCGTCATAGTGGCACCGCCTTGGCTCATAGCCTTGTATACCCATGATTGCTGGGTGCGGTCAACCTTTCGGGTTGCCACGATGGAATCGTTAATCTTCAAAGCAATGTCTGCTGGGTTGTTCAGTGGGTCGTAAACCACAAAAGGAATGGAAACCGTCTCGTACTGCTTCATGTGTATATGTTCCATGGTGCTAGCGATGATTGGGGTTTCGTTTCCTTGCTCGATACATACGAGTGCAAAGTTAAGATGGTTACTCTTCAATTCCAAACCATGCACGGATGCGGACAGATAAACTTCCAGGCTATGCGCTCCGTGCGCTTGCGCTGGAATCTCAAAGGACTGCTGGCGGTTGTTGACTTCCGTCTCCTCTGTGTGTATCTCCTCGCCGTCCAAGAGAATATGGACGACCTTCTTGATATTGCCAATTGGTGTGTAAACGAAAGGTATAGCACCTTCGTATGCAGTCACGCTGTCGAAGGTGGAAGATACCATAAGGTTGACCATCGTCACTTCGTAAACATAGCTTCTAGAACTTCCCTCTGCATTGTCTATAGTAAATCTAATCTCGGTTACGTCCTCCCCAATGTACTTAGTTACGTCTATAGTGTATGTATTGCCAGAGCGCAAGGTTATTCTCTCACGCTGCTTACCTGCAACATAGACAGTACAAGAACCACTAACCTGAGAAAGGTCACCTTCATTCTCGTAATAAGACAAATACTTAAACTTAAAAGTCTCTGTACTCCCGGCGGTCGTATACTCGCTAGGTGTGACGATTATCGTATTTTTCATTGTCGCTTGTGTCGCTCCGGTGTTCGGTAGCTGAACTTGCGATACAACTAAATCTTCGTACTTTTCCGTGTTGGAATTATACTTTTTCATGGATGCTTCGTCTGCGAATATTTGCAAAAACTTCTTATCTTTAATCTGCACGCATCCACCCTTCTTGGTGAAGGTATTCTTGATGAGTTCCTGAACTCGTCTGCCCGACACAGGAAGGTTTCCTGTACTAGCATCCCCTCCCCAGTCAGTGTCTAGAGTTATTGGATTGTCAAAAACTTTTCCCATTGTTTATAATTTTATTTGTTTTTCCACCCTTCGTTATCTATCCACGGTTTCGAATTTATCCAACGACCACTCCCGAAGCAAGAGCGAACCGCCTGCCAAACTAGTTTCGTACCTTGATATACTGCTGCAATAATCCTGCCCTTGGCTAGTATTATAGCGATGTCATGCCCAAATGCCCGAATCATACCTATTCCTCCTCATAGACAAAATAAATCTTGCTTTCGTCCTTGTTGATGGAATTATATTCATTCTCTCCGAGGACGACAAGTCTGTTTTCATGCTGCCCTATATGGTTTACGATGTCCTCGAAAAGCCCTCCGACACGGTCTGCGGTATTACCACCGACCTCCGTCTCGTTCTTGACCTTTTGAGCCACCTCCCGCATTTGGGAAATTGTCTTGATAGTTATGTCTGCCATACGCTTTATTCTCCTATTGCGTGAACATGCGCCCTCGTTCCTCGCTGTGCCTTCACTTCCCCTTTCTGGGTGAATGCCTTGAGGTATTCGAGTGCATCTGATAAATATCTTTCTGCCATATCCATGATGTCGTTGTATTGCTTGTTGCTCGATACATCTTGAACATGGTCTGAATAATCGTCTCTGTGACGCATTCCACCTGCTCGGCTTATAATTGTGCCATCGGCACGAAAAAACCTCGCATACGTGAAATAAGCGAGTGCCTTGCGTATTCCGCTTGTGTACTTCTGTACCTTGGTTTCGTCTTGGCTGCAATCGCCCTCCTTCTTGGTGGTGTATTCGCCACCGTCCAGGAAGACCGCAGGCTGGAAATCGGGCAATACTGAATCGCCCCACTCTCCCTGCTCGGTCGCTGCCTTGAACCGCTTCCACCCGATGGCTGGTATGATGTTCGCATCTTCGCATTCACGAATGTATGCGTTCACTTCATCCTCATCTAGGTGTGTGCTGGTCGGTCGTGCCAGTTTCCGGAACTGTTCAACCGTTATAAGTTGCTTTCTTGTCTGTCCTCCCATAGGCTCAATCAATTAATCTATCGTGTTGTTTCCTGCCGCTTCGCTGCTGATATACTTCAGCGGCTGCAGCTTGGGGTCTAGGTTCTGAATGGCAGAATCGTGCCAGTTCTCGAAAATCTTTTTGAAGGCTCGCTCAATGAATCGCTGCTCGGTCGTCACTTCGCCTGCATAGTATTCGTAAGCGTCCTGCATAACTTGTCCGCTGAATCCAAGCTTGCCAATACGAATTGAGTAGAAGAGTTCTTGGTGGAACTGTGCGTAGATGCGCTCGATAACGCTGCTGTCAGTTACGGAAAACTCCTTGTCGAAGTTCTTCGTAGGGAAAGCCACTACCTTCGGTTCGTCTTCCTCGTTCTCAACCTCGACCGCAAGAATCTTCGCTGTGTTCTCGTCTCCTTGGAACTGCAAAAGGTCTTCATCGGAAATCATCTGTCCGCTCTCCACCTCTTCGCCTTCCTCGTTGAACTTCGGCACGCCCTTCTTGGTTACGAGCATACATGATACGAGGAAGTTGTTGCGGACGTTTCGCATCTTGACGTTACCCAGTCCCTCATCGGTCGAAATCTCCGTGATGGCTGAATCATAGCTGGCTGTAGGATAAATAAACTGTCCGTCTAGGCTCTGCCACAGAATCTGCCCCTTGTAGCTGTCGATGCCGCCAGCGTTCTCAATCTGTTCAAGAACGATGTCGGGGTCGGGATTGAAAATGTTGATGCGTTCAATAGTCTTGTCGTTCACCATCAACCGCTTTCCGTTCCTCGTTTTCTTCTGCTCCCAGTCTGGATGCAGCAAGACGTGCGCCACGCTCCCCTTGTCGTCCGTCTCTTCAAGGCGGCAATTTTCAAAGGGTACGTGGCTCACGCTCGACACCTGCCCTAGAACGTTGTAGTTTACGTGAAGGGCGAAGCCTCCAAACCTCGCAAGGTCTTGCGCTACGTTCCGAAGCAAATCGTCTGCCGTATCCCCTAGCTGGTTCATCGCTAACGCTGCGATAACATCGCTATCGAAGCCGTAACCCTCAATAAATCGGGCGTAGCGGTTAAGGCACAGCATTGCCGTTCCGCTGGCTTCCGTGATGCGTGCGAGGTTCTGCGGATAAAGATTATCATATCCGTATGCCTGCATCTTGAATCGGCTGATGTAGGAAATATCAACCCTTCGCCTTGGCTTCTTAACTGTCTTAACGTTCATATTGCTTGTGTCGTTTTGCTTGTTGTTTTGTTACTCTTCCTTGCCTGCTTTCTCGGCTTGGTCGATGTCTTTCTTCTTGTCGCTGCCTGCTGCTTTTTCGGCAGGATCTTTCCCTGCTGTATCATCTGCACCGCTGCCTTCTGGCTGCTGCTTGTTCTCGATGAGTTCATCGCTGGGTATCTTCTGGAAGTAGCCTTCCATGTGTGGGTACTTCGTCAGATATTCATGCGCTACTTTGTCGGTCAGGTTCTCATTGGTGAAAATCTTACCATGGTAGAAGTCCGGGCAGGAAATGATGAAACCTGCCTTCATTGCGTAATTACATGTTTTTGGCATTGCCTTTTCTTTTTTGAGTTTTAGATAAATTTCAATCAAAGCATCGTGGTAACACTGCTGGCAGGTTGTCGGAACAAACCGCTTTCGTGTTACCTCGAAGTAAAGAGATTCGATAACTGCCTTGTCGGTTGCATCAAAGGGACTGTCGAAACGTGCCTTCAACTCCTCGACCTTGGCTGTTGCTTCCTTGTATGTCATAGGCTACGCTGCTGCTTCCGTCAGAAGGCTCTTATACTTGGCTGCTGTGGTCTCGCTGTCTGTGTCGAAGAAGAAATAAGCTGCCTTTGGTACGCTCTCCTCTTCCAACGTGATAAGCCAGCCACCCTCGGTGTCATCTGAGTACTTGTCGTTCTCGCCTGCACTTGCCTTCAGTGCCTGCGCATATCCGAACACCTGATACTCTGCATTTCCGTCCGCTCCCTTTGAGAGGTTGCGCAGGATGATAACGAACTTTCCGTTCGCCAGTCCGTCAATAATATTGGCGCAAACGTCAGGTGTGTTAGCCAATACCACGACTGCTACGGTGTTCTTCCAGCTGTTGCGATACGTGCCAACGGTCAGCTCGGTCTTGGTTCCAGTGAATGGCTTGCTGCCTTCCTGCCGGATAGCGTATGCTTTCTTGCCAGTCTTCAAAACTAATGTTTTAATTATATTGCCCGCTACAACGGACTTGGTGAAGTCGATGTCGCCTCGGTTGATAATAAGTCCATCGCCCTCCAGTCCCTTTGTTACTTGGTCTTCGCAAGGGACGATGATGTCCTGGGCGATAAGGCTCTCGCAAGTTGTTGTCATATTAATTCGTTTTTAATTGTTATATCCCCAACACCGTTTTGTGGGTGTTGAGGATTGTCAAATAACTTAATACTAAACTGAAAATTTGGAGCGATTAGTAAGCTGCATAGATCATGTCCTCTTCGAGGAGAGCCGTGCCAATCTTACCGGTAGCATAGAGATAGTTTCTGCGCTCCTTCTGGTCGAACCAGATGTCGAGGTCGCTGATGAGGTTGTCTGCATCTGTACCAATCATAAGGTGCTTCGGATTGCAGAATACCGCACGGTGTGGAAGGTTGATTGTCGTCTCGCCCTTCTCGTATGCTTTAATCATTCTGTCCCAAATGCCGACACGTGCAATCTTCACTCCGTTGTAGGTCGCTACTTCGAAGCCATCGAACAACTTTTCCCACGGCATAATGTCGTGGTAGGTCTTCTTGAGGTCGTAGGTCAATGCGTCAGCAAGCGAGCGTGTCATGAGCAATACGGCATCGCTGTCGTCTACGATACGTGTGTCTGCATCCATCAAGATGGTGTCTACAAGTGTAGTAGCCGCACCACTCTTGCGCAATGCAGAAATCTGCAATGCTGCCGTGGTCTCGCTGTTGGCTGCGATGGCTGTATGTTTGGTCGCTGTGGCTGTAAAGATGCGCTTGAAGAGACCATCGCAGACGTTGAAATTACTGACATCTAAGCCTGCTGTCAGCTTGCCGCCACCTTCACCTGCCAATGCTGCCTCCTTGTCACCAAGCCATCCGAAACGCCAAATCATCTGCTCCATGGCTCGCTGGAGTGCATCTGCAAAGATTGTCATAAAGTCGGTGCTGGTGAGGTCGCCAATGGCTGTACCAGTCTTCAGTGAATACTCTCCGATGGTTCCCTTTATTGCCTCGTAGCAAATCTTGACTGGGATTTCCCACTGTCCGAATTCCCAACGCTTCTGGGAGTTGGCGATACCCTTCTCCTCATAGGTAGGGTCGCAACCGCCACCCTTCTTACCTACCATTTCCATCTCTCCGAGAAGAGCGATAGGGTCTTTCTCTTTGACCTTCTGAATGTTCACGAATGAAGAGAAGTCTTCATCGTTGTAGAAGGTTTCCTGCACTGCATCCTTGATGCTTGCGAGGTTTTCCGGCTCGAGTTTAAGGTTCTCGAGCTGCTGTTTTGTAAATCCTGCCATTATTTTCTTTTGATTTAATGGGTTAATACTTTATTGCTTCTTGCCCTTTTTGTGGAGCTTGGCAAGTCTCTCCTTGATAGCGTTCTTGCCTTCCTCGACTGGGTTCACGTTGTCGCCTGCGCCCTTGCCGCTTGGCTGTCGCTGTGCTGGCTGGTAGTGGCTGCTGTAGCCTGCCAGCACCTTCTCAGCACCGCCTGCCATCTTCACGGCATTCAGGATGCGCATGTCTTCCTTGCTCTTTGCGAGTTTCTGTGCGCCTGCCAGCTGTGCCTTTGTGTCGTTCAACTGCTGTTTGAGTGCTGCTACCTGCTGCTTCAACTTGGCTACGGTTTCGTTGTCGGTGCTTGATGCGCTGCCGCCCTCACCGCCTTCATTGCCTGCGGTCTGAATGTCGGTAATTACACCGTCTTCGACAACAATTGTCTTACCGTCCGGCATTTCAAACGTTCCGTCCGGACTTGCCTTGTCGCCAACTTGTGGATCTCCCTCTTCACGCTCAACGGTCAGTGTCTGTCCGTCTGCTGTGTTGAGTTCCATCGCCTTTGGCTCTGCCTTGGCTTGTGGCTCTGCCACCGCCTGCTCTGCTTCCTCCAGTGTCTTCACGCCCAACTTGGCGAGAATCTTGTCGAGGAGAGAAGCCTTTACTTCTGTCTTTTTCTCCATTGCTTTTGGATTTTGTTGTTTTGAATTAATGAATTGTTCTATGTTGCGTTTCGATGCGCTTGCGCTGATTGGTGCAACGGTGCTGCTGATAAGACCTAGGCGCAATGCTTCGCTGGTGTTGATGAAGATGTCCTTATCCATCAAGGTCTGTATCTCTTCCCGGTCGCACTCGCACCGCTCTACGTATGCGTCCACAAACTTATCCTGCCACATCTGCATTTCCTCGCCCAGGTTCTTCAAGTCCTTTGCGCTCAGCTGGTCGCCCAACCCCCAGCCAGGAACATACGGATTGTGCAGCAGGAAGGCAGCGTTCTCGTATGCCTTGCGGCTCTCCTTTGGTGCTGCGAGCATGATGATTGTTGCCATGGATGCTGCCTTGCCCTCCACGGTGCAGGAAATCTTCTTGCCGCTCTGTCGCAGTCGGTCGTAGATTGCCCAGCCTTCAATCACCGAGCCGCCATTGCAGAAGATGCGCATATCGATTGAATCATCGTCTTTCGGTATGCTTGCCGCAAAAGCATCTATATCCTGAAAACATACGCAGTCGCCTCCACACCATTGATACCAAAACTTGTTGTCTTGGCTGTCGATGTCGTTGTATATTCTGAGTTTTGCCATTGAATCGGTATTTTTTAAGTTTTAAAACGCTGCAAAGATACGATATTTTTCAATATGTTTATCTCGTAAGCAGTTGATTTTTCTAAATAAGCACAAATTTTGCGCTCTAAGCGGCTTTTATTGCCTTTGGTGTGTAACTTTACCACCTTCAAGCGAAAACCGCTCAGAACGCAAATCTTGATGAAATAACTGCAACCTTAGAACCTGCCGATATTTTCTATCGTCTGCACTCTCCGCTGGGTTCGGTTTATCTCCTCCACGCTCACTACTGGCTGTGGAGCCATCTGATACCCTCTTGCTACAGCTGCCGCCAGCATATCCATACCGATGTTGCTGCCTCCGTTGTTTACTACGATAGGAACGCCACCGCCTAGCTGGTTGAATGCGGATAATATCGGGCTGAACATAGAAGTCGCCTTGGCGGTCATTACGCTCTCGCCATTACTAAGCCTTGCCGGGATGCTGTCGCTAGTTCCGGTTCCAGAGCCTTGGACGTAGCCACCAGTGGAGAAACCCTTGACGAGTGCTTTTGCTCCTGCAAAGGCTGCTTTAAGCAATGCGAGTTTCGCTGCTGCGTCTGCCACGCCTGCCCATCCGAGTTTAGCTAAGCCTCTTCCTAGGATTTCAATGTATTGTGCCTCCATGGCTATCTCTACGGCATCCAGCAAAGAGCTAAGTAAAGATTTCAGAAAAGAATGAAAAGATTTATCTTCACTATTAAAGAAATCGACAAAAGCATCTCCAACTGCCAAAATATAGTTTTTCATGTTTTGAAGTTGTTCTTCTGTCAACTGCTTCTTTTTATCATTCTCATTCTTTTGTATTTCCATGTTAGTATCGCTCAGATCCTTCTGTAGCTGTTCCTGCACGGCTGCATAGTCCTTGTATGCGTCCAGTTTGCTCTGAAGGAAAGCCTTGTATCTCTCCAGCTTGGCTGCATCGTCTTCCTCTCCAGTACCACCGTTCATGATGTCCGCATCCTTGCGTGCCTTTTCTGCGTCCTCGAACTCCTTGTTGATTTCGTCCACAATCTCCTTGGCTTGGTTCTTGATGTCCGCTTTCGCCTTTATCATGATGTCGAGCAGTTTCGCCTGCATTTCCTGCGCTTTTTCCGCTCCGATTTGCCCTGCCGCCACGTATGCGTCAATGCTTCGTGCCACCATGTCCTTTTCCAGCTGTTCGAGGTCGTTGCTGTAGTCTCGCTCGTTGTCGTACATGCCTGCGAGGTATCGCTTCTTTGCGTCCATTACTTGCTCGTTGTACTGGAACTGTATAAGCGCAATCTGTGCCTGCAATTCCTTTTCCTGCTTCTTCCTGCGCTCGGCTTCCTCCTTTGCCGCCTTGTCGGCTGCTGCCTTCTCCTTCTTGGTCTTAGGGGTAGTGCTGGCGATATTAGTGCCGTCCTTGAGCTTTGTATTGTCGGTAGTGGCGGTCGCCATGGATGGCGCATCTGCGCTGACTGGTATCTTGATGTTAGCATGGTTAAAAGTATTCTTCATGCCACCCACGATAGCATCAGCCATTCCACTGCCGAATTTCTTCAAGTCTCCCCAAGCCTCCTTCACGGTATTGCCAAGACCCGAAAAGATGGAGTTGAAGCCGTCTCGCATCTGCTTCACGTCAAAGGAGAAAAAGCCCTCAAACATCTGCAACAGTCCCCTCACTGGTCTTGCAACAAGCTTAATGGCATCTATGATGATGTTGAAGGCAAGCAAGGCAACCTGCCCGACAGACTTAAACGCAAAGCCTATCAACTGAATCAATCCCCTAAATGCCACGCTTTGGTTATAAAGGTTGATGATAGCCCTCAATAGTTTCGTTAGATGGTTGCTCACGAATGTTGCCGCCTGAGCCTTCATCATTTCAAAGCCGCCACCAGTAACGTCAAAGAGTGCACTTGCGGTATCCTTCAAACGCTTGTTGGCTTCCACCTGCTTTTCCTGAGCCTTGGCAACATCACCGGATTGTTCCTTGACCTTATCCATGTTCATCTCAATGTCTCCGAGGGTCTCGATGTACTTTAGTCCTGCATCCTCGCCAGGACCTCCAAATATATCTGCGATGGCTGTTCCTACCTTGGCTGATGAAGCAGGGAACTCCTTTAGCTTGTTACCGACCTCCTGCATGATGTCGAATGTGGTCTTGCTACCGTTTTGCAGTTCTTTCTGAACTTTCTTGCTTGATATACCTATGCCATCCAATGCGGCTGCTGTTGCGGTAGTCATCTCTCGAAGTCTAAGATTACCCTCCTTGATGGTGTCAAGACCCTTATCAGAGAATATTCCCTGCTTGGTGGCGTTGGTTGAAATTGCCACGAATTGCTCCGCATTCAATCCAGCCTCCTTCAGGTACGTTGGGTATTCCTTCACGTTCTCTAGGAACCCATCACTAGCATTCGCACCAGCCACAAAGCCATCTTGCAAGAGCTTTAGCGATTCTGATACACTGATGCCAAACTGCTTGCTCATTACATTTGCGGATTGCAAGGTTTCGCCAAAATCCACGCCAAACGTCTCGCTGATTGCCAAGGCTTGATTTCTCACTGATTTCATTTCGTCACCGAAAAGCCCAGTGAACTGCATGGTCTTGCGTGTGGCTTCCTCTATGCCCTTGTTGTAGTCATAGAACCATTTGAAAGCCATTCCGACACCAGCCACACCTGCCATGGCGAGGAAATAAGGGTTGGTCAATAAGGAAAGAGCCGTATTTTTCAACGCACCAAACTTTACCCTTAGGTCTTCCACGGACTTTCCCATTTCCATGACCTTTCCGATTCCAGTATCATTAACAACATCAAAACCGAAAAACTCGGTGTTCTGTAGGTCGTCAGCCGCCTTCATCATGGAATCGTAATAGCTGCCGACACTGCGCTGGAATCTTCCAGTAGCCTCCTCAGCCTCTTTCAGCTCCTCTATCAAGTCTTGGATATGCTCCTGCATCTCCTGACCCTTGGAACTATCACGCTCGGCACGGCTCATCTCATCGTAAGCCTTGGTGGCATTGGAAAGCTGGGCACGCAGCTGCTTCAAGCTTCCTTCCTGCTCGTTCTCTGTGCGCACGTTGTTCTGGATCTCCTTCCGCAAGGTGCGCACGTTGTACTGGTACTCCTTGATGGTTGCGTTGATGGCTTCCGTCTGCACCTTCATCTCGTTGGTCGTGATGGTCTTGTCTTTTTCCTGCTGCTGCAAGTCCTTGATGCTTGCCTTCAACTGGTCTATCTTTTCCTTGTATCTGATGATGCCATAGATTGCATCCTCGTACTTGACCTTGATGTCAAGTATCTGCTGTTTGTCTTCACTTACCATAGTTCGTTCTTTTTAGTTGTTCAACTCTATCATTGTAACCTCACAATATCCGCTGCTTGTTGTCTTGATTTCTAGAACCGCGAAATATGCGCCATACTGTGCAAGGTACACTGGCTTCGTTTCATCAAAGTTCAGTATCTCCAAATCGGAAAGGTTGAACCGCTCCACAATATGGTGTGGGTTCGCCACCGTCTTTCTCAACTTCTCCAGCTTGTCGTCGAAGATGTCCTGAAGGTCGATGTTGAAAGCCAATTCCGCATAGCCGGCATCGTTCTTCGTCAGGTTCACTATTCGGTCTTTACATGCTTTGTATTTCGTTGCGACTTGTCTGGTGTACGTTGTGTTGCCAAACGTGGATTGCTTGCTTTCCCACTCGTATATCGGTATACGGTTTCCGTCCGTGGCTGCAAATGGTAGCGTGCAGACGTCTTGCGTATACTCCAGCGTCTTGTTGTCTATAGTCATATCCGCATCGTGCTGCTGGTATACGGTGTCGTCTTCCTTCCACTTGTAGATATTATGCTGGCAGTAGTCCTCTACGCTGAAATCGGTCTGCCTTGGATGGTTGCTGGCTTCGCTCGGGATGAGCTTCTTCGTCCAGTCCACCGCTTGCGCCTTGGTTTCCCAAAGGCTCACGATGTCAGCAAACGTAAGTGTTCCACCAATAAACCGCTGGCTTGGAAACGTTGATGTCAGAATGCAGATACACTTCAAGAAGTCAGTTACCTTGATGTCGGGCAGGTTCTTGCCGATAGGGAAATTACCTCCGTAGGGTACATCATCGCTCTGCTTGATGCTGGCAGTCAACCGTCCGTTGTAACACTTCAATCCAATTAATGCCTGATTTTTCGGGTGCTTCATTTCGAAGGTTACGATGTCGCCCTCTTCCAAATCTATCTCCCCTCGTCCTGCTACAAGGTGTATGAATCTGCCGTTTACCTTATCCGATTCATAATCGGTCACATATTTTCCAGAAGTCTCATCCTGCTGCAACCCTGCAATATATGGAGTTTCCGTCCAAGTTCCGTCATCGTTCTTGTGCTTAACCTTCATTTCGATATAATTTGGTGGATATGAGTAGAATGCCTGCCACTCAGTGCTCCCCTCTCCAAAACTCCATGATTTGTGCCCACTAGGTGTAACCTTCGATGCGTCCCACGACCAGTTCATCTGAACGTCAAAAATCATCTTGCAGGCAATATTAACATTCAGCTGGCTGTATCTGTGCCCAATCTCCAGCCCATCGAATACCTCCGATAGGCTCGTTGGTTGGAAGTCGAGAATACCTAGGCTCTCTGTTTGGAAAAAAGTGCCCTCCAAGCTGCCTACAACCGTCTGCGCATCTGCCTTCCTTGTAATCAGCGGTACAGCAAGCCCCTTTATGATTTCTTTCGCTTGATTGCTCCAGCCGAATGCCACACCAGTCTGTGCCGTGACGAGGTCTAGGATATACTGTGCCGTAACGCTTGGCTGGATTGTTCCATTGCTCCAGGAACTACCGAAAGAGCCACCTCCACCAAAAGAGCCGCTTCCATCAAACGTACGGGTGCTCGCTCTCGCATTGCTCTCCGTCTCGCTTTTACTCTTAACAAGAATAGTCGTGCCAGTGCTGTATGCTTTAATGGCGTTGATGATAAGCCATACCGCTGTTGCTGGTGCTTGCAGGTCTACATCAATTGGCATGCTATCGCTCGTATATTTAACGTTGTACTCTCCGCTCGCCTGCACTTGGGATAACTTACCGTCCGAGAGATAATAAGCCGCCACAGACGTGCTCATCGACTTACCTATCATCTTATCTACCGAAGGCTTAATGTATACGAGGAGACCGGAAGGCTTGCTCTTTACCACATTAATTTCTGTTTCTCCGGCTGCAACCTCATACGTTCCCCATGGTGTTGTCTCTCCTGTCTTCGTATCGAGTGCTCCGTATTCGACAGAGCCAGCCTTCTCTGCCCGAACCCTGATGGATATTGTCTCCATGGCAACGCTCGTTTCGAGATTGGCGATGCACGCTCCTGCACTCACGAACATTCCGAGAATAGGATCAGGAGCAAACAACACCGGACGGGTCTCTGACTCAGTCTTTCCGGCATCATCGGCAAGGCTAATAACGTTCTTGTTGGTGTCGAGTATTGCCCATGTCCGGAATTGTCCCTTGCCTAAAACCTTGCTGATGGTGGCTCTCATTCCAGCCTCGAAAGGTATGATTGCACACTGGTATGTCTCATCGGTCAAAACTTCGCCCGATACATACTTTCCGATTTCTGTTCCAGTTCTTATCTTACCTTCAACGAGTGAGTATGTCGTGTCGCTGTTCCCTCCCACGTTTTGGTCGAATCCCATCCATTCATCGCTTGATGTCTTAGCCACTGCCGTTTCGTATCTTCCATAGAATACTCCATCCGCTATTGCCTTCTCGTAGGTGTCGTAGCTGTTGCTTTTGGCGAACCGCAGATGCTTTGTGCAATTCAACTCGTTCAGCTTCAAGTCGGACGATTGCAGCGTTGCCAATGCTTGAAACAATCCCCAATAAATCGAAATTTCGATGGTTTCCTTTACGCTCAGAACGCTTGCCCTTCCGCTGTGGATAATCTCAAGTCCGTTTCGGAAATATCGTGCTGTGTGGAAGATATAGGGGTATTTGCTGCTGGTGCTCGGTTTCCCTGCAAACTCCAGCACAGCCATATTGTGCGCTGTCTTGGGCAGGTTGATGGTGTATGTTGTGTTGGCGGTCATTTTCGTGATGTCACGGAAAAGATTGCTCTTGATGTCGAGCGTGATTGCCGATTCCTCGCTCATATCCATAAGAACACCGTCTATGTAAAGTTGCTGGTCTGTCATAGCTGCTGAATCTGTGTATTGTTAATAACTATGTTGCAGACGAAATCCTGCAACTCTGCCGTTGTCTTGGTGTAGGTTCCTGCCTTGATTGTCACACTCTGCCACTTGTCGCCACCGAGGTACATATCCACGACCGGGCTGCTGGCTAGGTCTTGCAGGAAATCGAACGTCTCGCTGTCTACCAATGGTGCGCAAAGCGGTATGGTGTCTTCCCTGCTGTAGCCCTGCCTTCTGCCGTTCGCTCCGAGGTAGCCGAATATCGTATCGTCATACCCTCCTAGGTTGTTGCGAATGAAGCTGGTGTCGCTGCTTATCGCCCTGCTCTCATCGCCTTGCGTGAAGAGCCAGTAACGGTAAAAGCCGTGTCGGTCAACCCACCGAAGATAAATGCCATTCTCCGTGTCGTTTCTTTCTATCCTTGCAAGGAGAGACTGCTTGCCACCGCTCGCCATCGCAAAGGTAAGGTCGAAAACGTCCGTGAACGTTCCCTGCTCTATCTTTCCATCGTAGTCGTAGATGTTCCAGTACCTCGCAGCGCTTGGCAGAACGCTGGCATTGATGTCCACGATGCCAGCGATGCCCGGCTTAACTAACTTGTTTGGTGCTCCCTCGTAGCCGACAAGTATCTGGGAAGCAGCATTGGTATAAAGACCAAAGGAGAATGGGAAATGCGTGAACCAAGTGAGCCTCTTGAATCCGTTCCACGTCTCGCCTGCCCTCATCGCTCCCCACACGTAGAAGGTCGTGTAGCTGAATGTAGCAAGGTCGCTCCCCTCGCTGTTCTTGACCTTCACCGAAACATCGAACGCTGCCCCGATGTTGCTCTTCTGGCTCTCCCTGCTGTAGTCGATGTTTCCGAAGCTGATGCCATCGAAGAGTGCCTGCACATATTCCCGGTAGTCCATGATGCAATTGTCCGCAAGCGCTTCCACGCTGTACGTGTACGTCTTGGTCTCCCTGCTGATGGTTGCCTCGATGCTCGCAACACCCGAGCCGCTCGCCTTGATGATGCAAGGCAAGAATGCAAAGCCTACAGCGTCCGGGTAATGAATCGTGATATTGTTTGTTGTTGTCTGTCTCATACCGTCTAATTGTCAAGTTTGATACTTCCCACCGAAAGATGGATTAATGAAATAAGTCGCTGCCCCAGCCGCTTCATCGTGTCGGGAACAACATTGCTGTATACGTCAGCCCTGCCGCCCGTCCGGTGCAGTTTAGAACCCTTGTTTGCGATGGCGTGGGCGATGGCTCCTGCCATACTCATATCGCCACGCTCTTGTGGAGTGTACTTGTGCTGCCGCTTGGTTTTGTAGGGGATAGGTCTGCCGTGCAGTCCCTTGTCCTTCATCCACTGCCGGATGATTCCACGGAAGCCGTATGGTATCTTTCCTGCCCTTCGTCCGGTCTCGAGAACCCCGAATGGCTTGTGTCCCCAGAGGATGGTTTCGTCCTCGCTGGGTTGCTCCACCTTTAGGCTGGCGATTGTGCGCCCCGATGCGTTCTGCCCGTTGATACGAATGTGGTTGATGATAAGCTGCCGTGCTCTCTCCACTTCCTCACGCATTATGAGCGATGCCGCCTTGGGGTCAAATTGAATACCTCCCTTGCTCATACCTCACATCCTCCTATGCTCTGTGTCAGCTGAAGGGAGTACATTACGCCCGACACGATCGTGCTCAGCCGCTCGATGATGGTCTCGTAGTACTGCTGCCCTTCCAGTGGTTCAAACTGGTGCGACTGGTTGATGGCTCGTATCATCCTTGCCCCTGCCACCTTCATTCGGTCGATGCACTCTCCGTTGTCTTCTCCATCCGCTGCCCTTGGTACGGTGTCGAGATAAGCCAGGGCAACGTTCACGGTGTCGTATACTCTGCCGTTGCGTATCTCTGTCGTGCCGCTGGCAGGGATAATGCACACGATAGCTGGGTAGCTTAGTTTCTCCAGCTTGGTGTCCGCTGTGTCCCAATCCTCGAAAAGGTAGGTGTAGTCTGGTAGCGTGTCTGCTGCCAGCTGCTTTAATGTTTCTCTTATTGTTGCCATAATTATCTAGATTTACGTTTCATTTCCTCTGCCTGCAACTTCTGCAGGTTCCTCTCGTACACGCTTCTCTTGTTGTCCATCTCCATGCACTTGTAGATGCGAAGCCATGGGGTCTTCAATACTTGGTCGTGGTCGCTGATGCCCATCCTTACCGCATACCAGTCCAGCATGCCGAACAGTCCGAACCGCAGGGTATCGATGCCTGCCTCCTTCTCCAGTCTCGTTGGCTTCGCTGTGTCTGTGCTCTCGAAAAGTTTATTGATGCGCTCGACCTCTGCTGTTACCCATCCGATGAGCATAACGACATCAACCGCCCTAGCCTGCTCCACTTCCTTGTGGCTCAGACCGAGGACGGTTGTCACTATCTGATACAGACTTTCTTCGCTGTCCGGCAGCTGGGAAAGGTCTATCAGCTGCCCGATGGATAGCTGGTTGAGATTGTCGGGCACTTGCTTTCCTCCAACGAAAGCAGGTCGTGGCTGCTTGCCGATTTTGTAGCTGGTGTGCCTTGCCACTGCCAGCCAATACTTGAATGTCGTGTTCTTATCCATACGCTTTATATTTTTGTTGTTATCTTTGCCTTAATACATGCGCCCTAGCCGTTCCGTGACTTGCTACGGATAACTTCTTCAAGGCTACGTATCGTATTGCGTCTATGCCGTGGTTAAATGCGTCTATAGGCTGGTTCGTGGTCTCTCCATCCCTTGACTTCTTCCACTTGTATTGCTGCATGTTCCCGATGATACCGTGGCTGCGTCTTGTTATGTTGATGCGGAAACGCTTCAAGATGTCGATTCCGTTGTTGATGCTGTCCGCTCCCTTAGTGCTGCCGATTATCCACAACCCTCGGTTGTGTATCTCCTTAATGCTCTTAGGCTCTGCCGAATCCGCAATGATAAGGTCTCGTTTCGTCCGTCCTTGTTCCTTGCATCGGTCTGCGATGTCATCGTTCGTCATTCCAGGCTGGTAAATTTCTTCGTCCACCCATAACTCTCCGTGCGCCAATATAACGTGCTCCAGCGCAGTTGGGTCGTTGGTGAATCCGAAGTCCATACCTCTGCACTCCATCTTCCACTCCTCACGTGGTGGCAGCTTGTCAACGATGCCCCAGTTGGTGAAGATAAGTCCGGTTATCTTTCCGGTCAATCCTCTAGCGTATACTCTCCAAAGTTCGGGGTCGTCAATCTCTTCAATTTTCTTGTGCTCCTGCTCCGTCAGGAATCGGTTGTTTCGGTGGTCGCTCAGGATCAATCGGCAATCATCCCTGCCGATGATGTTGTTGTGCACCCAAAACCTTGCACTTGGGTTATAGTCGATGAACACCTGCTTTCGGGTTCGGATGGCAAGCTGCCAGAAGACTTCGTAGGGCACACCGTTCGCCTCGTTCACGAAGAGATAGTCACGCTTTCCGTTCTTAGCGTCCTGCGCATCCTGGTAACTCTTGAACTCGATGATAGAGCCGTTCTTACCTCTGTAGCTGCTGTCGCTCTTGTTGTTCTTGAACCAGTCCAGCAACTCTGCCCTTGAATGCAGGATGGTGTCGAGGTCTCGCATGGCTCCCACCTTTAGGTTCGGGAGGTCTTGACCGCACACCGTGATAATTGCCATGGGGTGCTCAAAAGAAAGCACTATAAGACGCTGCATAATGGTGTATGTCTTCCCCGAGGACGTGCCTCCTTGGTTTACGAGAAACCTTGGCTTCACGTCCGCATTCGGTTCATACAGTTCACCTATAACGTCAAATAGTGCCATTCTTTCAAACAATAAAAACTTAAAACAAATTTATGGTAAAATTATCATTCTCTGTCCAATCCCTCACGCTCGATTACTTCCTGCTCGCTGGATGCGCACTGGTGTCCCGAGTTGATGTAGCGTACCTCGATGCCGCCTTGGAATCCTGCGTTCAGGTCGAGCACGACCTTATCCAGTCCGAGCAGCTTGCAAATCTGCGTCTCTGCCTTGATGATGATGTCGAGGTAGCGTGGTTCTCCGAATCCTCGCTTCTCGGCATCGTACATTATCGCCTTGACGGTCTCGATTGAAATCTGCTTTCCTTGCTCATCTACGACTGGCTGTCCCTGCTGGGTCGATGTCTTTTCGTGGTAGTCTTCCTTGGATTTCTCCCAGGCTTCCCACGCTTCACGTATCACCAGCTTCAACCTTGCCACCTCGCTGGTTATTTTCTCGTCCGTGTCGGTCAGCCGCTCTTCCCTCCACTCCTTCAGTAACCGCTGAATGTCGCAGTGCGCTTGATTGTATTTCGGTCTGTCGAGCCGCTTGCGAACCTCTGCCGTGATTTCTCGCTCCGTCCATCCCTTGCGGTATAGGGGTGCGATAATCTGCAGGCGGTTCTCGATGTCGATTTTCTGCGCTCGATGTTTGTTGTTATTACCTTGTGGCATAATTTGATTCCTTGAAATTTATTTGATTTTTTATAAAAATTCTACTTGAAAAACTTGCATATTTCAAATAAATTTCGTATCTTTGCAAACGTAATAAGGGAAGAGTCCTTATTTACTGAAACCCTCCGAGGATGAGGGAAAAGTAAAATGAAATCCCAAAGCCTTATGAGAACTTACATTTCGATTAGGATTTGGAAAATCAAAATAACCTTCACGATTGAGCTCTGAGGGTTTTGATTATTCCAAGGGGTGGTGCTCGAACCACCACCCCACTTTGGGATTTCGTTTGCAAATTTACGAATTAATTTTCATATCACCAAATTTTTAACATTATGAGTACTACGAATGAAACTACCTCCAAATCTTGGGGAGGTGCTCGCAAGGGTGCAGGGCGAACGAAGAAATACGCTGCAACATTCTATTTCGGTGCTACCGAGGACGTGGCTAACATCTTGGCAGGGGTCGATAAGAAAGACCGCAGCGACTTCATCAATCAATGTATTATTAAAGCGATGGGCAGGGGTTAATCTCCTGCCTTTTTCGTTTCCGCTCCCTTGGAGTTATTTTGTGCGAATTTTGCGTGTGTGCCGCTCTTTCTGCAAACTGGTGTAGTTTATCAACCTTGAAGAGAAAAGCCGACACATCGCAACTATTCGCCATGCTTCTTAAACTCGTCTATTTTGACTGCTTTCTCGCCAGTCAGCTTTTCCCAGCGTGCAATGATAACATCGCAATAATGTGGGTCGAGCTCCATCAAGAACGCATTGCGGTTTAACTGCTCGGCTGCGATAAGCGTTGTGCCACTGCCACCGAACCCGTCATATACATTCCAACCTTCCTTTGTGCTATTCCCCATTAAATAAGCAAAAAGTGGAACTGGCTTCATCGTAGGGTGTTCCCTTGATACCTTAGGTCGAGCCATATCAATAACCGTTGTCTGCGCTCTGTCGTTGAACCAATTGTGCGCACCTCCATTTTTCCACCCATAAAGACACGGCTCATGCTTCCACTGGTAGTCCTGCCGCCCGAGACAAAGCGAATCCTTGTTCCATATCAATGTCTCACGTAGCTCCAAATCTTTCGTGCTCATTAAAGCCTTTCTGAACCACATTGAATAATTGTCGCTGTGGAAAATATAGAAAGCAGCACCCTTCTCCATGGTTTCTTCTGCTGCCAAAAATGCAGCCGACAGAAAATCCCGGAACTTGTCATTGTCCATTTTGTCGTTCTTGACCGTCAGCCCATCCGTTCTATGCTTTCTCTTGCTCATCATAGCAGAGCCTTCGTAACCATAGCCAACATTGTATGGAGGGTCTGTAAGATACAGATTAACCACTTGCCCCCCCATAAGGAACTTGACCTGCTCTGCATCCGTGGAGTCACCACACATAAGGCGATGTTTTCCGAGTTGCCACAGTTCGCATTCCTTGCACCGCTGTGGGATTTTCTCCGCATCCTCGTCAAACTCATCATCACTCGCCTCCTTCTGATCCTCGTCTGTCTGCTCTCCGTTTTTCAACGAATCAGCACTCATCCACCCTTGCAGCTGCCAGTCTTGAATACCCCAGTCCTTCAAGAGGTCGGTATTCCACTGGTTGTTCAACACATCAACGTCCCAGTCTCCGAAGCCTGCATTATCCTTGATGATGAATTCTTTCTTCTGCGCTTCCGTGAGGTCTGATGCCCTAACGATGGTTGCAGTTGGCTGCTCCTTCCACTGGCTCCAGTAGTTGGCGATTGCCAGCTTCTCTGCATCGGTAAGCCGCTGGTCTGTGTCGAGAACGTCCATGGTGGCTTCGGGTGTCATGCTCACGATGTGGCAGAGTGCCCTCGTTCTCATGTTCCCTCCCAGAGCCTTGTAGGTTTCGTCTACGACTATCGGGCGAAGCTGGAGCATCTTAGGAAATACAAGGATGCTCTTTACCAGCTTTTGGAAATTCGCCTCAGTTATGGTTCTCGGGTTCGCTTCGTTCTCGCTGACCCTCGATAGTGCGATTTCTTCTGTTTTCATTTTCTTCTTGTTTTAAGTTCGAAATTCGTGCTTATCTCATAAACACTGGCGCAAAGATACGACTTTTTTGCTTTAGTTGTTCGCTCTTTGCCCACTTTTAACTTTTTCCAACACTTCGTTTTATTTTATCCATCAAAGGCTCTGATGGTCTTCTGCAGGGTTGTCTGCGGTTTCTTCGGCATCACTCTGACCGGGTATCCTGCGCACACCCAAGCAAGCAGAAGGGCGTCTCTCTGGTCTTGGTTCATTCTCGGCAACTTTTGTCCTACGCTTACAAAATAAGCAAGTTCGTCCTGCGTGATTTTTCCGTCTTTGCCTTTCCAACACTTCTTTAGTGGCTTGATAATCTCGCAGGGGATATTGTAATGTTTGCAGCACTCGACAATCAAGATTCCGGTCTGATGGTTCATTCCGGTAGAGCGTCCGATGGCTGCTGCCTTGACTGCTGTCATGAATTTACCCAGCACATGCCAGTTGCTCTTGTTGAGCCAGCCGCCTTCAATAACGACCTTAATCTTCTTGCAACTCTCGTTCATAGCCTTGAGGTAATCTATCAATGAAGGAAAATTCATTTTATAGGCGAGAAACTTCTTGTCGTCAAAGACTGCTCCAACTCCGCTTTCCTGAATGTCGGGGTCAATGCCAATTATAACTGTTCCTTTTTCCATTTCATTTTTTCTTTAAAGTACTTATTTTGTTCAAATTTCGCGTATAAGCGTTTATTTTGTTTTGCTTGTGTGGTTTATCAACCAACACCCTTTACGTGCGCATATACGTGCGCACATGCATTATTATCCCTATCTTACCCCTACCCCTTTCTTTCCCTTCTTTTTGGGATAGAGAAAGCTGGCAGGGATTCCGGAAGTTGTGCCTGCGCTTGCAAAATAAATGAATAACTTAATGAATGTATATGTTGCAGGGTTCTTCCTTCTTCCACCGCCAGCCGAATGAATAAAAGCATAATTTCTAACGATTTCTTTTTCTTACTTCTTCATGTACCACCTCGCTTTCTTTGTTTGTTGTCAGACTTCCAGGGATGCGTTTCCGGCTCGCCATATCTAATTTCAAGAAATGTTATAAGTTATTTGTTCTGATAGGGAGCCATCCCCTTCTGTCCTCGCTGGTTAAAAACTCTATTATTGAACTCACGACCGATTATTCTTTTTGTTTTCTAGCAGCCATGCCAGATGCGCTGCCTGCTGTGGATCCTTGAACATGGAAAGAGCCTTCTCTACGTCCGGCTTCTTTCTCTCACGCATCGCTCTGTCGGCTACCCGGTTCTTTGTACCGTAGTTCCGGTAGTGCTTACTCCAGTACTCCTTCTGATACGCCCGGTATTTCTCACGGTTTCTTTTTCGCCACTCTTTGGTGGCTTTCAGAATCTGTTCCCGGTGCTCCTGGTAGTACGTTCTGTTCTTCTCCCTTGTTACAATGTCGCTCATCGCAATCAAGTATTACCTGATGTTCTACATATTGCTTGCGTGTCGGGCAGTATATGCCATTTAAGCAGTTTCGCCCGGTATCGCAAGCCTTGCATAATTCACTCGCCATACGTCCTAGAATGGCAGGTTCTCGATGTCGTAGTTTGTGCAGGCGATGTTCTCGTGTCCCTCGAATGGAATACAGTAGGCGAAATCTGCTGGTTTTCCGCTGTGGATACACAGGACTTTATATCTCCACGCATATTCATCTCCACGATCACGGACGAAGAACGCTGGCAGCCACTTATATTTTTTGTTGCACCGTACCAGCACCTTATCGAAAGGCTTAAAGGCTGGCTGCTCCTTCGCTTGCTTCTCTTTCTCCCATAGGGTGCAAGCTTTTTGAAACATGAGGATTTCGCCCTCTGTCGCTTCTCGCAGTTCCTTGTGCAAACTGATATTCAGGAAGAAGGCTTCATCGGTCACGAATTTCTCGTTCTCAATTTCGTACTGGTTGCCGATTGTCAGCTCACCCTCTTCCTTGCCGATGAGCTTACCGATAACGGTTACCTTGCCATCCTCATCTTCCTCATCGAAAACATAGAGTTTGCCGATTTCAAACGTAAGTTTCTCCGGCTTTTCAATCTCCAGAGTTTCCCGGTTCAGTTTTCCCCCAGATTTTTCCTCGATGGTTTTGATGTAGGTCTGAACAGCATCACCTTCTTCAATACGAAATTGTTTGGTATTTGCAGTGTAACGTCCGGAAATATAACTATACCCCAGTTTGTCGTCACCATCAAAGTAATGTTTACCTATGAATTTTGTATATGTATAATCCACAAACTTTTCAAAGATAATATGCACACATCCATCTTCAGAAACAAGCACGTCTCCCTTTTTGAAGAACTTGCTCCAGTCTCTCATTTCTTTCGAAGGGAAGAGCAGAATTTCTCCTTCTTTATAGATTTTTCCGTTCTTGTAAAAAAAGTGTTCTCTTCCAGCTTCGTCCTCAGTCCAGATTGCTTTCGCACTGTCCTTGTCGTTTGCCATTCCACTGTGCCACACTCTTCCGCATTTTGGTGTGTACAACTCTGTACCATACTCTTCATCTTTGAGTATCTCGTAAATATCAATATCTTTCTGTTTCATTGTCTGAATGTTTTTATTGTTTGCTATTCTTGTTCTTTTTGTTGTGATTTTCAACTACCCTTATCATTTCATTGGTTACGGTCTCGATGAAGTCAAGGCAGGAAACCTGCGCCTTGGTGTAGGCATCTGCAACCTTCTTTGTCGGAAGCATTCTCAATGCCACGGCAGTAGCTTCTTGGTGCGTAAGCTGTAGTTCGAGGATGGATTGCAGGAAATCCAGGCTCACGGTCTCTTCTCCTGCCAGTTCTGCAAGTCTCTTAGCCTTTTTCATTATCTCTACAGACCTGCGTTTCATTTTGTGTTTGAATTCTTCGTTTACTTCCATGTTCTGAATGTTTTTTATTGTTTATAACTTCACTCGTCCGAGTTTAAAATAAAGTTCCAACAGTTCCTGAGTATTGAGCCAGAAGTCGGTGTTGCCAACGTAGACGTGGTGGCGATGTTCGTCCGTGATGATTTCTATCTTTTTCATACTATTTCTGTTTATAATAAAATACCGATGACTGCTGCCGTGATTGTTGCCAAGAGGAGCAATGCAACCAGAAAGCAGCCTTCAAATTTTTCTTCATTGCCTAAAGTCTTCCATTGTCGGACAGCGTCCGCAATCGTTGAGAGTACAATAACGCCAGCCGTAGCTGCCACGATGAGCATCAAAAATGCGATCTGTTGTCTAACCATATCTTCGTCATTTAAAAAGTTCCTGTTGCGGATGAATGATGTCTGCTCGCTTCTTCTTGGCTGCCCAGAGAAGGAGGTTGGTGTTCTTGGTTCCAGCACTCTTCTCCAGGTCTCTGATGATGCAGGCCAGAGCGTCTTGAACCGCTTCGCTTTCGTTACCGTAGAAGATGCTGAGGGTATCGTATCGGCTTGGGTAGCCTGCAGGGCTGTCGTACCCATGCTTTCCCTTCTGTATGCTGTACCCCCAAATCCAGCCGAACTGTGTGTTGGCGGTCATTACCTTCCATCCCCAGTTGTCTGCTCCCTCTACGGCATACTCGATTACGTGCGGATTGATGCAAATATCCTTGATATTGAACTGGAAGCCTTCGTGCTCTGCAACCGGCTTCTTGATGTCGTAGCTGTTATCGGTCAGCCATTTGAACCAGTCGTCTGAGGTCTTGAATACAAGCCCTGCGGCTCTGCATTCGTGGAAAAATAAATCATTCATGGCTCTCAATCTTTACGAAGTGTACGTCCTTGCGGTCTTCTCTTTCATTATTCAGACAAGCAAGATTCCTGCACGTAATGCCTTCTCTCTTACAGCCCAAGATGCAATCGTTGCAGTATAGACCTATATCCTCAACCACCTTGCAATTTACACCTTCAATGCTAATTGTCGACCCTACCGGGTATTCTGTCTTGAAGCATTCGCTGTTTACAATACATACTTCTTTTCCCATAATTCTTTTGTTTTAAGCGTTTAAATTCTGTTTGATGTATAATTTGCCGTCCGATGCGTAAAAACGCCACAGAGCGGCTTATTTTGCCCTCATTCGTTATTTTTCGGGCTTCCAGTCGATGCCCAGCCGCTGCAGAACTCCACGTTCGTAGTATCTTGCCAGCGAATCCTTAGCTGGTTTATTATTCGGATTCTTCTTCAAGTCTTCGAGGTTCTGCTGGATTACCCACCGGAACTTGTCGTCTTTGCTCTGCTGGCTCGCTGGCTGCTGGTGCTTGGCTTGCTCGTAGAGTTCCCCGATGCTCGGTCTTGCCGTTGCCGCAGGATCCTGCGCCCTGGCTGCTGCCGATTGCGGCTGCTGGCTTGTGGCTGGCTTGGTGTTGTCGTAGTTGCCCTCCAGCACCTTCGGGAAATACTTCCTTGTCATTACCCAGTCGTATGATGCCCAGGAATGCCCTGCGTTAAGGTAGTCGCTAGCCATAGCCTTGTCGATAGCCAGGTAAATCTTGGAAATATCTCCCTTGCAGTCCTTGAGCCTTCCTCTGATTGCCTCCTTGCGGTTTTCCGTCATAAGCGTCAGCCTTCGCATTGCGCTGTTGGTCTTGTCGTGCTGCTCGTTCCAGTAGTCCTTGATGGCTGCGTAGTCGATTTCGCCTTTCTTGGATTTTTTCTTCTCAGAACTTTTTTGCGGTTCTTCTGCAGCGCAAACGTTTTTCTCGGAAAAACTTTGCATAGAAGCTTCTTTAGAAGGTTCTAATATATTTGTTTCTTTAGAAACATCATTATCATATTCATTATCATTATCATTATCATTATCATAAGGTGAACGTTCGTGTACGTTCGTGTTATTTTCGCACGTTCGTGCACGTTCGTGCACGTTCGTGTTACCTGCTTTTTCTCTTGCCTCTCGCTTTTTTCTTTCTCTTTCTAGTGCAATCTGTCTGTTTTTCTCGCACTTGGCTTGATATTTGTCTTGATTGCGCTCGATATTGTCTTTAATAAAAGCAAAAGCCATACGAACGACTGGTTCGAGACTGATAGTCCTCCCATCCCTTGCGTAGAGAAATATCGCTCTCGTCAGTTGCCCGAGTTGTTCATCGGTCAGCCCCTCGATAAGAGCGTAGTATGATGTGTATAAGATGAATGAATCGTTCATAATTTTATTCTGATAATGATATTTTCTTTTCCAGCTTCCTTTTGAGCACGGCAGCTATGCGGATTTTGTTCCGCTGGCTTGTGTCGGTCGGTGCTGTCACTTTCCCACCTAGGGAAATATAATTCTCCAGTTGAGAAATTATATTCCTTAGGTCGGTTTTTGATATTGGAACGCTAGCCATAAGCCTTGATTTTACTTAATGAGCAATCTTCGTGCGCCCTGCACCTGCTTGATGTAGGCAGCGCATTCCTCCGGGTGGTCTGCTTGGAAAGCCTTTGCATCGAACTTCTCGCTTGCCTTTGGTGCTTTCCACGTTGCCAGCGTCCGTCCGTTTCCGTCCACGATGCTCTCAGCGTCCCCGAAGAACAGCTTCAAGTTGTCCTCGATTTCTTTCTGTCGGTTCTCCAGCGTCTTGCCCTTCTCCTTGATTTCCTTCAACTCGATGAGCATGTCCCCGATTTCTGCTGTGGCTTCTATCTCCTTTCCTGCCTTGTGCAGTGGTGATTTCAGCAAAACGTCTTGTGCGCTGTAGGCTGGCGGCTCTTGGTTGCCCACGATGTAGTCAAGCCAGAACTTGGTTATCTCGTCACGCATCCATCCGAAAAATTCGGGGTCGAAGTCGATGTCACGGTAGCCGAACTCCCTGCCTGCTGTCAGCCAGGCAAGTGCTCCGTCCTTGTATTCGCCAACTCCGAGGTTCATCTGTAGCTGGCAGAACCAATGCTTCGGGAGGTCGTCTGCATCTATCTGCATCTGCGTGGTCTTGCACTCGAGGATGCTCTTGCTCGCTTCGTTGTGCGTTGCCCCGGTTCTCCAGAAGGTGCGGTCTGGACTTACTCTCATATACGGAGTATCGGTGTTCGTGATGGTGTAGTCGTCCGTGCTCGCCTTGATGATGTGGCAGTGGCTCTCTCGCTTGAAGAACTGCGCCACGGCATCCTCCAGCAGATGTCCTGCAACCATCGCAAAGTTCTCAACCTTTGGTGGGTCGATGCCCTTCTTGCGTCTCCACAACTGGTATGGCGTTTCCCATGGGTTCAGTCCCAGTACTGTGCCTGCCTCAGATGCACCTATTCCCTTGGAGCGGTTCTGCAACCACTCCTCTCTGTTCTTGTATTTAATTACCTGTTTCATTGTTTTTTATTTTTATCGTTTGCGTAAAAGTACTTTCTAGCTGCTTCGAAGATGAGATTGCGAAGGAATCCATCCTTTTCCATTGTTTGTGCAATTCCGCTTGCGAGGAGATTGACTGTACCGGAATATGCAATATGAAAATCGAACCCTTGGTTTCCGGCTTCGTCCGTGTCTCCAGTCGTCTCAGCTGCAATCTGAAGATAGTGTCTTTCTTCTTCAGCTTCTTCTGCCCATGCCTTGTAACCATCTGCGGTTCTGCTGAAGTACTTGTCGATTGTGCTCTTGTGTTTCTGATTGTTTTCTTTTTCTGCCATAATTTTTACTGAATGTTTAAAAGTTGCCACGGCTTCCCTTGGTAGGTTGTGATGGGAGTCCACCCCATAGGTTGTGCCGTGGCGGTTCGGACAAACGTTCTAACTTTATAAACTACTTTTTCGCTGCTGTGCCAGTCTTGCCTTGGCTGCGGCTCATTGCCTTCTCCGCCTTCTTCTGTGCGCTCTCGGCTGCAGCCTGCGCCTGCTGTGCGATGGCTTCCTGCTGCTTTGGCTTCTTGAAGGTCTCCTCAACGGTGGTCGTGCCTTCCTTGATGGCGTTGTATACTCCTGCCAGCTTCTGAATATCCTCTGCCGTGACTTCCTCGGCTGATTTCTTCCCGATGTAGTCAAGCAACATAAGGTCTGTTACCTGGTAGACTTGGAAGCAGGCTACACAGCTCTTCCACTGGCTCGGCACGCCAGCCTTCTTGATGTGCTCGAGTGCTTTTTCCTGCACTTCCTTCACCACGCTTGCAATCAATACCTGCGGCACGACCTTGCAGATTGCGTTACGCTGGGCGATCGCCACGGCTGCATTGCCAACGACCACCTGCATGTCCTGCGAATACGTGTACCCCTTCGATGTCAGAATGCTTCGCTTCACTTCCACGGAGTAGGCAACATTGCTCTCGAGGTCGTGGCAAACACCCTGCGCTGTGATGGTCTTGCCATCGTTGGCGATGATGCGACCCGCGATGCGCAGGTTCTTCCAGCAGGCAGAAATGATTTCAGTAAATCGGACACTCGGACCCTCGATTACTGTTGTCTTTCCGTCCTTGCTCTGTCGTTCGAGATGGTAGAAGCAATTGTATGCTACATCATCGTCCATGGCTGCCAGTGCTACCATGTTCTGCTTGCATTGCATGATGTCTCTCGGGAACTTGTGAGCTGTTGCAATCTGTCCGTCAATCTCCGAGCGGTTGATAGCTTCCAGCATCTCGCCACCGCTCACTTGGATAATCTCATTTTCCATAATTCGTTCAATTTTTGTTCAACATATTGTTCATTAACTCTAGTGGAAGGCTGGGGATTCGAACCCCAGTTGACTGCCAAAACTTACCCCCCTTGCCAGCTGCCGAGGGATGCCCTTCCGTTGAAGGGCGCACGCTGTCGTTTCCGCATATTGCATGGTAAAAACAACTAATTTTAGATAACCTTGAAAAATGAGTTTTGCGTGCGCCCTTTGCCCTGCCGCTGCAGGGAGCCATATAATAATTGTTTAACATCGTAATCAAACCAGTTGAGCCATAAGGCTGTCGAGCCTGCTTTCCTCGAAGGCGTCCATCGGGTCTTGGTCTGCGTATTGGCTGTTCTCTTCCAGCCAGTCGTCCATCACGTCTTGATAGTTGACGCAACCCTCGATAGCTTCCTCCAGCCGCTCGCTGTCGTTGTTGTTATTCTTGTGCGAAACGACCGCTGTGTTCCCGGTTCTGTCGCACCATACGCAGATGTTGCCTGCCTTGGTCTTAATATCTACCCTTGCGACCGCTGGTCGCTGTGGATCACGGTCTATCTCCAGCCAGATGGCATCGTACATCTTATTTCTGCACTCCTCGATAATTCTTGGCTCCATGGTTATCTGTTTAAATAGTTGAATAATGTCAGACGTGCGTCTGCTAGCGTCTGCTTGTTGAACTCGCTCATCGGGAGCACTGGTATTCCATCCAGTGATAAGCAAAGCATGTTGTCGAACTCCCTTACCTGAATGCGTCTTTCCGCTTCCTTCATGGTTGCCAGTCGCTTGCTGTCCTTTCGCTCCTGCTCCCACTTGGCGGTCAGCTGCTTCGCTCTCTTGTATGCCTGCATCATAGGGCAATCCTCCAGACTTTTTTAATTTCGCTGCCCTCGAATACCTTGCGGTTGTCGATTCTGCGGAACTTGACCTTAATCTTACCAGCCTGCAACCATCTGCGCAGGGTGTTGCGATGGATGCCCAGCACCTTGCAGGTTTCTGTCATGGTGTATCTGCCTGCATCCGCTACCTTTGGTTCTTCGTTCGTCATTACTAAGCCCTCCAGAAAATTAAAGTTACTAATGCGATGGCAACTGCCAGGGATAATACTTCGTCACTCGTTATAAACTCGATAAACTTCTTCATACGCTCTGAATGTTTAAATTGGTTCTACTTGATTACTTGCGCACGGCTCTCTTCTTTGGTGTTATCAATCCAGCCTTGATGAGGATAACACGCACATTCTGCTGGGTGCAACCAACACGCTGTGATACTGCGAGCATTATTCTGCTGTCTGAGGTCTCGGCAGGTGCTTTTGCTCGGAAATCTGCAAACATCGCTATGATGTTCTTCTTTCTTTCGTCCTGCTGCTTCTGCAGTGGGGTTCTGAAATCATAATTAAAATTTTCTCCCATTTTCTTTTGTATTTTAAATTATTTTGTTTATCTTTGCCAAAGAGTTTTTAAACTCGTTTCTGAAATCGAGTGCAAAGATACAATAAAATATTTATATTCATAAACATTTATGTATATATTTATAAATTGTTTGCTTTAGTTTTATTTTATTTAGAATTAACTATGAGTGGAGAAGAAATGAAAACATATTTGAAGCAGAGAGGGTTATCGCTTGCTTCTGTTGCCGAAGAACTGGGTACAAGCCCACAAAATCTGAATGGCAAGTTAAAGGCTAAAAGTCTGAAATCGGACTTTATATCTGCAATAAAAGCAATCATCGACAGATGCGCCCCTCCTCTCCCTGCTGAGATGGAAGCGGCTGTTATCGGTTCAAACGTCAATGGTTCGAACAGTTCCAACGTTTCCCAGTCAATAGGCAGTGATGCTGCCTTGGCTGCTGAGAATAAACTGCTGCGAGAACAGAATGAGTTCCTGCAAAGTCAGGTAAAAACCCTGCTTGCCATTGTCGGGCAAAAATAATTTAGTAACTTTGCAAAATGAAAAGGTATGGTTAGTCAAAAAACTACAGACGATAGGGAGACGGACAGAAGAAAGCTCTTGGCTGGCTATCTGTACGACTGCTCGAAAATGATGTACGGAAGCGTTGCTGTCGGTGGTCTGTCCCCTCTTTTCACTGGCAAAGAACTTGCAATGGTGAATATAGCGTGTATTATCTTTGGCTTTCTTGGCGGTGCTGCAATCGCCAATGCTGCCAATTATATAATGAAATTTAAAAGTTAGAAATTATGGTAACATATTTGTTTTTTAATGTTTTCGTGTTCGTGGTGAGCGTTGCGTTTGCTCTCTTCTTGAAATCAAAGAGAGGGCATAAATGGTTGCGTGAATTATAATAATTCAAATGTTTAGATTATGGAACTAGCAACTTTATTTATGTTCATAGGTGCGGTTATCGGCACCAGTCTCGTAATTTGGTCTAAGACTAAATCGGGGCAGAAGTGGTTGCGTGAACTTTAGTTCTCGCTCCAGGTACAATATCAACTAAAATTCTAAGTAACGATGAAAGATGAGGATTTCATAGAGCGGAAGGAGAAGGTTCTTCTTGCCGCCCTCGGGAAAAGCTGGCTATGGAAAGCCAGCAGGTTGATAATAGGCATCATCCCTCCAGTGGGTGCGCTTGTGATGCTGGTTCACTGCACTCTGCTCTCGTTCGGCATTCGTGTAAAACTCACGGAGTGGATATTCGACTGCTCAATATTCGGCTTCATCGCCTGGATCATCGTCAGCCTTGCCTATGGCTTCTGCTGGGTGCATCGGGCGTTCGCTACCTATGGAGTGCTGATTTCGTTCTGCATCGACTTCCAGCGTTCTTTCGGGTTCGGTGTCTTGCGCCAGCCGCTCCACCTGCTGATGGTCGCCCTAGGACTGCTGCTCTTCTTCGTCTTCATCAAGAAAAAGGCTTGGAATGAGTTCTACGATAGAAATATTAATCATTTAAACGATTAGGCTATATGAAAAAGATAATAATGTTATTCGTGCTTGCGCTCGTGTGCGTGGGTGTGCAGGCGCAAAGCAAGAATATCAAGACCATGCTCTTCTCCAAGTTGGGATATGATGTGCAGGGCAAAGATACTGTATACTACGTTACCCTCTTGACGTATCATAAATCCTTATCGTTCGTTGGAAGAAATTCCTTGGTCGAGAACATGCAAAAGATACTCAATACAAACCTGAAAAAGGGAGAATCGTTCCAGCTCACAAATCCTGCAAAAGACGTCCTTTCATTCAGAAGTAAAACTGCTTTTTGGGTCAACAGAACATTCTCGATAAGTAAGGCAACAGCTGCGAAAACGCTTCGTGCTCTTGGTATAGAGGCGTACACCCAGCACGAAAAGAATGCTAGAAATGATAGTATAGATGAAACATACAGATTTTCGTATTGATTACCTTCTCGCCTACGAGAAATTCCTGCCAGTTCTCTCACCTTCCGAGGTGGATGGGCTGCTGGCTTCTCGCCCCTCGCTGGCTCAGTTGCAAGACTGGTCGCAAAGATTAAATAATCATCGGGCAAGGCTGGAAAACGTTTTCAGTCGAGCCTACAAAAAGATAAAATAATATGGAAGATAAAAATCTGATGTCCGCTGATGTGGATATAGTAGTTCGCTTCTTCTCTGCCATCGACCGCCTGAAGGCTGATGGTTGCATTGGTGGTCTCAAGACGATAACCGACCGGTATGGTATCAACCGCTGGAACATCATGTCCCTGCGAGAAAAGCCTGCCGAGTACTACGGTCGCTTTCGTCCGTCTTGGGTTCAGTTCCTAGTCCGTGATTACCACATCAACCCATACTGGCTGCTCCTTGGCTCGGGAGAGTTTTATGCAACTGGTTTCACGTCCGAAATCGTGAAAAACCTGAATAAAAACTGCACAAGAAAAAAGCAGTCTGCATAAGTTTTTAATTTTCAATTATTTAGAACATACGTTATGATTTTAAGTACCACTCCAACCATAGAAGGCCACCCTATCCGTGAATACCGTGGCGTAGTGACCGGCGAAACCATCATCGGTACCAACTTTGTAA